ATCCCTTTCTGGTCAAAGACCAAAAGCCAGGTTACCCGGGCTTACTGTTCCGCTGGCGGCTAGCCAGCTGCGGTAACTCTGCTAGTAACAAGTGGACGTGCAACCAAGGGCTGCTTAACCGGACCCGCGTTATATTGCGCGGCAGACGGTTCAAAACGCCCAACGAGTCGTTCACGTAAGTTAACCGCTAACCTTCGACTCACCTCACCCCCAAATGGGAGTGGAGTGAGGCTGCCATTTACGGCAGTGGCGATCTGCACAAGGGGCCCACCAGGGCACCGAGTGCGTGACGTCTTAGCAGTGACTGACCTACTTACGTAGGATTGAGTGTCTAGGTCGAAGCCTATACACCCAAACGTTAAGAACTCCCACCAAGGCACCACAAGGGCGCCAGGTTGGGGTCTTAGCGTTGGCGGTTGAGACCACCTCAGTGTGCCGATCATCGCGCGCAAAACCCGCAAAACGGGCAAGCAAGCGACGAAATTACACGCGGCAAAACCGTTGTGTAATTCGATCAACTCCAGGACGGAGTAATCGGCGCCTTTAACGTACAGAGGGCGTACGTTAATACCATCAAAGTAATCCGCCCCACAACTTTCCTTGAAAGGACCCAGAACAAACGATTTCTCGCTGTTGGGCCTGAATCCAAGAAACTGTAGCAGTTCCATGACAAGTAATGCTCCCGAAGCGGGGCACACGATGTCATCACCGTAGACATGGTAGTCTACGGGAGCACTCCACCCATTGGGGGAGTGGAAACGGCCAACAGAATGGACGACGGCTGCGAACATAAGACTCTCAAACGGGAAAGTAAACCCGTTCCCCATGGCGCTCATCTTCTCCAAAGTCACCACATTCCCATCCGTCATTCGACAGGTAGGCATGCGAGTCATTAGGAGGAGGTTATACCATGGGCGAGGGAGCAGAAGCTTCGCAGCTTCAAGCGCCCACGTGTCAGATGCCATCGACATATCTAGCGTTGAGGCATGGCATAAGCCAGCCGACGCTGCGTATGCAAGACGGGCATTTATGTCCTGACACGTTAAGTCGATCCCAAATGTCCGAAGACGTTCGGAAACGTACTCACCGATCGAGGCCTGACATAGGCCATTGAGAGTACCCTGCTTCGAACAGAAGCGAGAGTGTTCGCTGTTCTTTGGAACAGTAAATGCTTCTTCTTCTCCAACTACGGTACAACGAGACTTAAGCGCCTCAGTGAAGTGATCCTTGTGGAACCACTCACTGGCGGGACGCTCTTCCATAAGGTCGAGCGTCTCGTAAGCCCAATGGGCCTCGCGCAGCAACGCTGCAGCAATGGGTAAGCAAGGTTTAGTTACCGTAAGGCTCGAAGTCATTTTAAAGGGGACAGACGTGTCCGCCCCCCCAACTCCGATAGATGCCCCCGGGCCAAACCCGCCACGCACCATCAGTTGTCCCAGGTCAATTTCACCTAGTACTCGGGCGCAGAAGCGCCGCATCTCTAAAACATACTCGACATACGGTGCATGATTAGTGCGCCGCAGTCTTGACTTCCAGGCCCGAAGGCACTGGTTGGTACGTTTACAGAGATGCTCTGCCTTATACCACCTTGCGGTGGCTCCGGCATCCGGATCGAAACCCGGAAAGACGAGTTTTGAGACAAGCGCCTTGCACTGAGCACCAAAATAGTGCTCTTCTGCCGTACTACTGTGTGGCAGTGTGTCAAGTATGCGCTTACACGCAATATAGTCTCTTGCGCGGACGGCCCCCGAAAGGGCCTTAAACGCAGAATTTCCGTATTGCGGGTAACATTCGTTGAAAGCACTCGCCACGTGGCTCGCCACGTAGAAAGGACTCCAAAGCTTATCTAACTTTGGCTTCATCAGTATCTCCAATCTAGAGGTACAACTTCTGGGGATGTCAGCCCCTCAGAAGTTTAACAAGGATAAGCACTGCGACCAAAACGGCCACAGTGTCAAGATCAACGAGAGGCAAGGTTAAACCTTGTCTTCGTAGATCTTCCCTGCTTTGACGAAGTCAACGAAGTGCGCCGATGCCACAAAACCGCGGAAGTCCGCGATCAGTGCATCGACATCTTCATTGCTGACACCAACGGCGAAGCTGCCGTCGACTGCAAGCTTAGATGGGTGTGAACCCCCTTGAGCAAGCGTGTGCGAACGTGTAAACGAAGCACTTCGACGAGAGACGCCACTGAAGGCTTTCTGCGGAACAGGGGCCACACGCGCCAGGCGCAGGTGGTCTGTTACCGAAACGGTGTTCAGGGGACCAGAGTAGGTCGCCGAATCCGCAGAAACGCTGTACATTGCGTAAGTTTTGGAATTAAAATCCATGATGATGCCTTTCATTGCCCTTCCGGGCGAGGATGGTCAGACCTTTTTACGGGTCAATCGTTGATGGATAAGAGCGGCCGCATCAGCATAACGCTGAGCGTTCATCTCGACACGGGCAACGAGGCCAATGTCGAGAATGCTCTTACGAGCCCGATACTTATGCGTGGAAGTACCAGTATACACCTGCTTACCCGTCTGGTCGCCAAGGTTGACGAATCCAGACTGCACTGCCAAGTAGGAAGTGCAGGTAACGGTGGTAGTGACCTCGACGGTTACACCACAACCTAATACGTTTGCACGTAGGTCAGTTGTGAGTGCCCCGAGGAACTCTCCGACATTGAGAAACCAATCAGCCACAAAGGAAAGGGGAACCCCCTCCCAGATAGCAACTGGAATGTCTGATAACTGAAGACCGAAAGCCTGAGAGAAGGACGTAACGTATTCACCAATGCAGAAACCTCGCACGCGTATCTCCGAAGAGTACACGTTTGTGGTCCCGTACTGGTAGCCGTTATATCCATCAACAGGTAATCTCATCTCCTCAGTTAGAGAGTGCTGCTTCTCGACCTGGCCACGGCCAGTCTGGCGGACTTTTACCTCCGCCTGAGCTGCAGCTTTCATTGCGTCCTGAACGCTGTACACGAGTGGCATAATACCATAACGGTATGTCAGCCACAGTGACGAAATGGTCTTAAGTAGCTCCGGATCCCGATTTGGGTCCCGGTTAAAAGTACGAGACCACTGAGGTGGTTGCCGGGGTTCAAATCCCGACATACTCTTCTTGTGCTTAAGCCATTTTCGAGCGCGCTCTGCCTCACGAGCTTCAAACGCCTGCAGGTACTCAGCCCTGCGGCGATGTCGCTCTCGCGCACGCTTAACGCGATGCGCGTACCGGGTGGTTTTCCGGTGGAGGTAGGCGAGGGGGGACTTTAGTAGATCCAAAGTCTCCTTCAATTCAGCGATTGCGGTTATACCCGCAAAATCCGGAGCAGCAAGGTTGGCGCGAGCCGTCGTTACTGCTTCGGTAATGGCATCTTGCACGAGATCGTCAGAGACGACTGTGTACAAGGGCCATTTCACTGAGATTGCACCAACTCCGGAGTCGGATCGTTGACGACCGTTTGTACCGTATCCCACCCAAAGGTGGAACGGGTTAACGGTGACGTTATGGACGATAGACTCCATTGAGTTGATGACAATGTCACCGCTATTCTTCCTTCTCTGGAAGTCTGGCGTAACTTGATCCCACATATCACGTACGTGGTATCGAGTATGTACCTGCCATGGGGTTCCGGACGTCCAATTGGACGTACCGTTCGAACGATTACGCACCACTGCTGGTGTGTAGGCGTCCGGAGTAAGAACCATATGGCGATATCGTGTCATTGTTGCCTCGCGAAAGCTAGGTTGCAGTGCCGGCG